ACAAGGGCAACAAGAGCAATTAGCTGCACAGGCGGGGACTCCCCCAATAACCTAGAGGGTAACTTATGTTGAAGAAACACGAAGATGTTTATGAATCTTACTTTGAAATGTTTGGTTCTAAAGGTTGGGAATTGTATAAAAAAACAATTATAGAAGAAAGAGATGCTTTATTTAAAGCGGGTTTTTATGAACTTAAATCAGAACTTGAATTAGGTAAATTGCAAGGGGCTATTCATTATATTGACATGATATTATCATTAGAAAATAACATGGAAAATATGTATGATGAGGCTAGAAGACAAGAAAAAGAAGAAGATGATAAAAATTATATTGAACAAATAGAGGATGGTGGGTAATGTTATACGAGTATTCGTGTAATACGCACGGTAGATTTTCTAAGATATGTTCATTAGCAGACAGAGAAGCAGAAAAGCCCTGTCCAGAATGTAATAAGCTAAGTAAGTTTGTTATATCAGCCTCTCAATTCAAATTGGAAGGTATTACAGGTCACTTTCCCACTGCTGCTAGTAAATGGGAAAGAATACATGAAACACATGGTGAACTTAATACTAAGAGGAAATAGATATGGCAGAAGAACAAGTACTGATACTAGATAAAAATGTTCAAGATACGGTTGATGCACAAAATGAACTAGAAGAACAACAGGTTGCAGCAGAACCTGAAAATAAAGAACCAGAATATGAAGTTCCTGATAAGTTTAAAGATAAGTCTATTGCAGATGTGTCTAAATCTTATGAGGAATTAGAAAAAAAACTAGGTCGGCAAGCCCAAGAGTTAGGTGACACTCGCAAGCTTGCAGACGACTTGCTACGGCAAGAGCTAGATAAAAATAGGCAAACGCAGGCTCAACAAGAAGAGCAACCTAAAGAGTTTGACTATGATAATCCGTTAGAATCCGTAAGAAAAATGATACAGCAAGAGCTACGTCCTGTCAGGGACGAACTAAAAGCTAACCAAGATGTCTCTACTAGAGATAAGTTAGAACAACAGCACCCTGATTATATGACTATCGCAGCTTCTCCTGAATTTTCTGATTGGGTCAATTCGTCACCTATTAGAGCAGATTTGTATAGACGCGCCAATGACCAGCTTGAATATAATGCTGCCGTTGAATTGTTAGATACTTGGAAAGCATTGAACCCTGCGAAGGAAACCCCTTCTAAGGCTGAAACTCAAAAAGCAACGAAACAAAAGATTAACGAGCTTAGCACCGAGTCTGGTAGTACAGGTCAAACGTCAACCAAAACTTTCTCTCGTAGAGAACTTATTAACCTAAGAGCTACTAATCCTAACAAGTATTACGAAATGGCTGATGAAATCAGACAAGCGTATTCTGAAGGTAGGGTTAGATAGATAATTTAACAACAAAGGAGAAGTAAAATGGCAGCTTTCTCAGCAGCCAATTCTCAAACGATTACTACACAGGCGAATTATATACCTGAAATGTGGTCGGACGAGATTATTGGCGCATTTAAAGCAAACCTTGTCGTAGCTAATCTCGTAACAAAGATTATGCACAACGGCAAAAAAGGTGATACTGTACATATTCCTGTGCAGGCTCGTGGTAGCGCATCTGCTAAAGGTGTAGGAGCTAACGCAGTAACACTTATCACAGATACAGCGACCAAAAAAGATATTTCAATTGACAAGCATTTTGAATACTCTCGCTTAATTGAAGACATGGCTGAAATTCAAGCAATTGATAGTTATCGTAAGTTTTATACTGACGATGCTGGATTTGCATTAGCTAAACAAGTTGATACTCACTTACATGGGTTGTTTGAAGCCTTAAACGGTGCTACAGCAGATGGAAGCTCTTATACCGCAGGAGTCATTGGCTCTGACGGTACAACCGCTTTTAATGACGCAGCAAATACAAATACTGGTAACGGTACTGCTATTGCTGACGCTGGTCTTCGCAAAGTAATTCAAACACTAGATGACGCAGACGTTCCTTTATCAGAACGTTATCTTGTTATCGCTCCAGTAGAAAAGAAAAGCCTAATGGGTCTTTCTCGTTTTACTGAACAAGCGTTTGTTGGTGAAGGTGGACCTGCGAATACTATTCGTAATGGTCATATCGGTGATGTTTACGGTGTTCCAATATACGTATCTACTAACGTAGCTAGTTTTGATGCTGATGATGGTAGTACGGGATATAGAGCTAACTGCTTATTTCATCGTTCAGCAATAGCGTATGTTGAGCAAATGGGTGTTCGCGCTCAAAGTCAATATATGCAAGAGTACTTATCTGACCTATTTACCGCAGATACAATCTACGGTGTAGGTGAGCTTCGTGACGATGCTGGTGTATGTATTATATCACCTGAGTAATATAACGGGAGTATGGTTCGCCCTGCTCCCATTTTTTATAATTTATAAATAGAGGATTTTATCATGGCGAATACATTAACCCTTAATGAAGTACGTAGGGGTCGTAAGCAATTCACAGGTTTTTTTGCTAGTGATATGTGGACTGTAAAAGCAACTTGGGCTGACCAAGACGCAATAGATGCTAATGATACATTAACTGTTACTATGGCAGTTCCTGGCGTAGAGTTAGGAGACATGGTTGTTGGTGTTTCTTGTAGTGTAGACCTTAGTGACGGTTCAGACCAAGCAGTTCTTACTGCTGCTGTTACTGCTGCTGATGTTGTAAGTTTATATATACAAGCAGATAAAGGTGAGTTTGCAGCAGACGCTCTTAATGCTGGAGTTATGAAAGTATTAGTAGCACGACCAGCTTGGTAGTAAATAAAATTTAATTACAGCCTGAAACAAGGTAACTGTAGGAGGCAATAATGCCAAAAGCACAAGTAAAAAAAGAACACACTGCTGTTAAAGCAGAACCCGTTTCTAAGCCTTTAGCTGAAGGTAGAGCTAAAGTTAAACATAAAGAAACTGGAGAAGTACTAGAAGTAGACGCACTTCACGCTTTAACTGTTTTAGGAAAACAGGGTAAGTATGAAATATTAGAGCATAAAGCAACCCTTGGTGCATTATCCGCATTTTGTGATATACATGAAATTAGGTATCCAGGAGGAGGAACAGTAGACCAATTAGTTGCTTTAGCAATAAGAAAATAAGAGGATAGTATATAAATGGCTACTAGGAAAGAATTAGTAAATGAAGTTTTAAGGCGGTTAAGAGAACCAGAACTTGGTGCTAGTTCTACTATAGCATCAAGTACTTATGCTACAATGGTGGCTTCTTTCCTTAATGATGTAAAGCAAGAGTGTGAAGACGCTTGGAATTGGGGACAACTCAGAGAAACTGTTCAGTTTGATACGGTATCAGGTACATCTTTGTATTCTTTACCTTTAACAACAGTAAGAACCAAATTACTTTCTATGTGGAACTCTACACAGAACTCTAGGATGAGACAAGTTACTGAAGATTACTATAATAAAAGTACTCTTGTGGGAACACAGTCTAATGCTATACCTATCTATTATAGAGATAGAGGTATAAATGCTGCTACTGAATATAAACAAGTAGAATTACTTGCTACTCCAGATGGTGTTTACACTATAAAAGCAGAAGTAGTTAATCCACAAAAAGACTTGTCAACTGACGATGAAAAATTAACTTTAAGTCTTGGCAGACAAGCTATGATATACGGAGCGTGGGGCTTATGTATATCAGAACGAGGTGAAGATGGTGGACAACTTATGGATGAAATATCCCAAAAGTATGGTTTCCATTTACAAACAGCGATAGCATTGGATAGGAGGTCTTATCCTAACGAAGGCGATGTTGAGGTAGTATAAGATGGCTACAAAATTATTACCAGTACAGATAAGATCGCCTGGTAGATTAGGACTGAATACACAAAGTTCTTCCTTGGGTCTTGGTCCAGAGTGGGCGTTATTTTTAGATAACGCTGTCTTTGATGACTTAGGAAGGATAGCAGCTAGAAAAGGAATGTTAAAAGTAACTACTACTCCTATATCTGGTAATCCAACTTTAGACCAAACTTTTGAATACATAGAAGATACATCTACTACACATATAATTACTGTAGATAATACGAATGGAAAACTATATGCTGGAACTACAGCTCTAGTAGAGAAAACGGGTTCTCTTAGTTTTAGCGATACAAATTGGCAATTTGCTAATTTTAATAGCAAAGTTATAGGAGTTAGCCAATCCCAATTTCCTGTATATTGGGATGGAAGTGGTAATTTTGAGACAATACATAGCCAACATACTAATTGGGCAGCAAGTACTGCTTACGCAAAAGGAGATGCTGTTAAAGCTGTAGGTTCTGCAACATTAGAAAGATATTTTGTTTGTACTACAGCAGGTACATCAGCAGGTTCTGAACCTACCTTCTCTGCAACAGAGGGAGCTACTGTTACAGATAACAGTGCGGTATGGACTACAGTTAAAATGCCAAAAGGAAATGTTATATTATCTGCGTTTGGTAGATTATGGGCTGTAGACCAAGATAAAACTACTATTAGATTTAGTGCTTTTAATAATGATAAGTTATGGGATACTGAAAACGGTGGTGGAGTTATAGATTTAGTTGCTAACTTTGCTTTTTCTAGAGATGAAATAGCAGCTATAGCAACGTTTAATAATCAATTAATAGTATTTGGTAAAGATAATATTGTAATTTTTAATAGTGCAAATGCTCCCACATCATTATCTTTAGCTGATTCTGTAGTAGGTATGGGGTGTACTGCTAGAGATAGTGTACAAAATATAGGTTCTGATATTATATTTTTATCTGAAGATGGGTTGCGAGCGTTATCTCGTACTATTGAATTAGAGAAAATGCCAGCTCAGGATTTAAGTAAAAATATAAGAACAGAACTTTTAGACTTTATTGGAACTAAAGACGCAACAAAAATTAGGTCTTTATATTCACAAGTAGATGGATTCTATTTATTATTAGTTGGGTCTACTATTTATATGTTTGATTTTAAAGATTTAATAGCTAGTCCTAAAACATTAGATGTTCCTTTACCTAAAATTGCTAGGTGGTTAGAAATGGAACCTCAGAGTTTGGCTGTAGCTAAAGATGGAGAACTCTATTTTGCAAAAGATGGGTATCTTTCAAAATACTCTGGGTATAAAGACAGCATATTATCTGGTGGGTCTGTATCGCTAACTGCATATAACTTTAAATACAGGTCTAACTGGTTAGATTTTGGGTTTGTAGACCCACAGGCAGCGGGTTTATATAAGCTACCTAAAAAAATTAAGATGACTGTAAACGAAGGGTCAACTTATGATATAAACTTTTTTTGGGCTTTTGACTACGTCAATAGAGACTTTAGACAAACAGCCACAGCAATAACTACAGATTTAGTATCTACGGGGTCACAATGGGGAACCGCAGAGTGGGGTTTAGCAGAGTGGTCTGGTGACGCACTAACAGTAGATACTGTACCAGCACAACTTTCTGGCTCAGGACAAAATATGCAATATGGATTTGATGTAAGTGTTAATGGATTTAATGTTGCAGTAGCTCAAGTTGAATTATTAATTAAAATTGGAAGGGTGGCAAGATAATGGGTGATTACGCACGACAACATGACTTTAGCGCAAAAGACGCATTAAGTACTGGAGATGCTGCTAAACTTATAAAAGGTTCAGAGGTAGATGAAGAATTAGATGCTATTGTAACTGCGGTAGCAACAAAAGCAACTGTTTCTAAAGGTTCGGATATAGCATCAGGTAGTCCGACAGTTCCTGCTGGTAATTATTTTGATGTAACAGGAACAAGTACAATTGCAGCGTTTGTTGTCGCTGCTGATAGGCATTTCTTTCTACAATTTGATGCAGCACTTCAACTTACACATAATTCTACTGATTTGGACCTTCCAGGTGAGGCTAATATAACAACAGCCGCAGGTGACGTAGCAGAATTTTTTAGTACAGGAACTAATGATGTCCAATGTGTCAACTATACTAAGGTTGATGGAACGGGAGTAACTGGTTCAGCAGGTGGTTTAGAAGATGCTGGAGGAAATGTAGTTGGGACTGAAAATGCAATCACAACAGCAGGAAATTTCACAGTAACTGACGGCAAGAACTTAGTAACAGGAGGTCCATTCACAATCGCAAGTGGACATACTGTGACTGTTGG